AGACTTTCTTAGATTTTCAATATGACTTTCACTAAATTTCATACCTTTTCTTGCTTCTGATATTTTTTGTTTAGTTGTGTCACTATGTTTTGCTTGATTTCCACCTTCTAATAAATTATATCCATTAGGAAATAAAGACTTCTTTTCTTCTATCCAATAGATTTCTTTTTCATTTAACAACTCTTCAGAGCACTCTTCAATAATAGTAATTGAAAAATTTTCCCATCCATATTTTCTTAAAGCATTATAAAAAGGAGTATTTTTTATTTCTTTGTGATAATTAAATTTATGATCCCTAATTCTCTTTTTATAATCTACAGTTTGTCCGATGTAGATTTTTCCACTTTTATTATTAGTAAATTGGTAAATGACTGACAATTATTTTACGATATTCTATATCTATTTAGGGTTTCCAACTTCTACAGGTCGGAACCTGTTTTGTCAATTTGTTCTTTCATTACCTCAAGCATTTTAGTCATATTATTAAAGATAATGTTCATATCAACATTCGCAGGAAGACCCATCAGTTGAGCAGAATCGGCAATTCTTTGCTTCATCTCTTGTGCTTCAGGATCATCAGACAAACTCAGTCTGGTATAAAGAATTTGCTGTTTATTCAGAAGTCTTTCAAGAAGATCAACGTGTCTCACTTTATCATCCTTAGTCATAGAAGGAAATTGAAATACACTTCCATAAATTTCCTCTTGCAATTCCGAAATTTCAGTCATCTCTGCACGGACAACTTCTGAACTAAAAAAACTCATTGATCCTCCAAAATTATTTGTTTCAAAATTTTACGAAAATGAAATACATCAGTATTTAGAAATGGATTATATTTTTTAATCCGACGACTGACGGTTTCCCACACAGGATCTTTTAATTTTTTATCAAAGTTATTTGAATATGCAAAGATTTTATCATAAAGAACCATTGTTTCCAGTGAAATCTTTCCACTCAAAAATCTTTTAAGAAGAACTGGATGTCCTTTTGAGCAATTAAAAACTTCTTCAAATTTATTTTCTTCAAAAAGATGTTCAGATTCTTCTTTAAAAAGATATGATAGTGACTGAATTTTTTTCTGCCAGTTCTTATATCTTCCCTCACCTTCTTTGATCATTTCACCAATCCAAAGAGTTTCTGGATCAGGACAAGATACAAAATTTGCTACGAAAAAATCTGTAACTTCTTGATCTGATTTTTGTCTTGATACTTTCTCAAACCACATTCTATCTTTCCTTTTGTAGAAAGACTGGATTGTTGCTCTTACTTTTTTATTATACTTAAAGTAATCATAGTTATCTTTTGTAAAATGATTTTTCAGTGCAAGGTATTCTCTGTAAGCATCATAAGGCATCATTCAAAAAACCAATTTTGCGCGGGAAGTCTTTTTAAGAAAGTTAAGTTCCATTGCTTCATACTTAATCTTTTCTTTGAGTGGTTTTGAAATAAGTTTTGGAACTGATTCCAAATCAATATTGTTTTGCTCGCAGAAATAAACGATAGCATCAATATAATTCATTTCAACATTAATTTGCACAAGATTTTCAATTTCTTGAGCAAATCGTGCTGGGCAAAAGAATTTACTTTCAAGTACCTTTTCTAATTCATTCTCCATCTGGCCTAATATTGTGATGTACAAATTCTTTAATGTAGCGAACTAATAACCTAATATAATCTGCTTTGTTTCTTTTGTCAAATACTTTAACTTCACCACCAGGAGTGACCATTATAGTGATGAGTTTAACTGGAGCAATTTCTGTAAGTTCATAGTACGCAGCAGCATAAAATGTCTCCTGAACGAAATAGTTTTCAAGCCATTCTTCTGGTTTAATTTTTTCAGAAGTTTTAAAGTCTATGACTGCAAGTTCTCCCTCATACTCTCCAATACAATCAACTCGTCCAGCAAGTCCAAGATACTCAGAGTAGAGTGTGCGTTCAATTGCATGAATATTATTTATCTTATCAAGATAAGGTTTTGCATGATGAAACATAAACTTTGATGCTGGTTGATAGTTCTCCCAAACAAGTTCTTTGTTCTCAAGATAATCTTGACAGACTTGGTGAAAATCAGTTCCTCTTGCAGTTGCTCTTTTAGTGATGCGATTTGCCTCTTCAAGACCTACTCTCTTTCTCCACTTAATGAATATTTCTCTATTATAAAATGAAGTCACAGATGTAATGGAAGGCACCCATTGACCATCAGGAAGATGGTACAAACGAATGCCCCCCGTTTCTTTTTTTTCTAGTTCAAGATCACCTAAGTAATTATGATGAATAAATGTCATACACCAACTTCCATTTTAGCAAGAATATACTCCTTAACAAATCCAGACCTTACAATATCATCTACACCAAATTCAACAATATCAATTGAAGGCATAACACGAAGAATTTTCATAAAATCAATAATACCATTCTTCTCATTTGTTTTAATCAAATCAGACTGTGTAGCATCACCACAGAACATAATTTTAGAATCTTCACCGACACGAGTAATGATTGAATCAAGTTCGTGGAAATTTAAGTTCTGAAATTCATCAACAATAACAATAGATTTATCTAGTGTAGTTCCACGAATAAAAGAAGTACTCCAGAAACTAATCGTTCCTTGTGTTTTGAGATTACCATAAAGCATTTCAAAAGATGCTTCATCAGGCAATTCAAACATATACTTTACCATATTCTTATAAGGAATCTGATAAAGACTTGATTTATCCTCGTGGTCTCCAGGAAGAAAACCAATTTCACGAGTTGCTACAAGTGAACGGACGATATAAATTTTTTCATAAGGTGTTCTTTCATCTAATACATCTCTAAGTGCATTATAGAGTGTAATGAATGTTTTACCTGTACCTGCACAACCATAAGCAACAAGATTTTGATTTTTCCTATAAGAATCAAAAAGCACTTCTTGGTTCTTTGTAAGAGGTTCAATCGTCCTCATTGTGTCTTGATTGATGGGTTTTTTACGCTTCATCTGTTTTGTAGTCATTCCAACGCCGATTGGTTGGTCCTCTCTTCTTCTTCTTGCCATATAAGTTTAAACTGGTTTTACTTTTGATCCCGGAACCTTTGATGCTTTGTGTAGAACATCATTCCATCCAGGATGAGATTTTCTCAATCTATCATAAACTTCCCCCAATTCTCCAGAACTTGGACAAGTAGATGGATCGGACCAATCACGATCCCATTCTGGATTATCCTTTTTCCATTGATCCCAATCGTGAACACTCATTATTACGTCCTTTTGTTCACCGGTGACTTTATTATAAACAGGATATGTCGCCAATTTTATTTCTCCATTTTATATAAGGGTATTTAGTCTATGCGAATTGAAGGTTGAATACTTTCACAATCATCGCAGTTATCACGAGTCCAACCAAGAGCAGTAGACACTGCAGGGAATTGACAAGTAAAAATACAACGAACTGCCTCAGCAATATCCATATGTTCCTTCTGTGTGCCGTGTGCTGAACGTAAATCAATGTAATGAATCCAAGACCTCACAGAACCCGTCATATAGAGTCTTGTGGGGGTTGCTAAGGGCAACACGAACCTTGCACACTCCTTTGCCACACCCTTGTCCAGAAGTCGGTCGTAGAGTCTCTGAGACTGCTCAAAATGCATTCTAATATCTTCCAGCAAAGTGAGTTTCAGATAGTCTCCAAGGTCATCAATACTGTTCTGACGATTCTTATCATCCTGCCGACGAAGTTCAGGAAGAGGAATAGTCTGATTCAGAAGATTTGTATCTGCATATCTTTGACTAAACTCTTGAAAGGTAAAACTTCTATGACGAAGAATTTGAGCTGCAATACCTCTTGTAGTATTAATCTCTACACTCATCACTGCTTGCTCAAAGATACTCCAGTGTTGATGTTTAATACAGTACTTAAGTAATCCATCAAAACTTTGATTGTCTTGATTCTTTGGATTAGATACCCTTGCACAGTATGCCATATGCTTTTCTGCATCTGGAGTTACTGAAACAAGTTTAACTTCTGGTTTCATGAATTCAAATTCTTCGTTGAGTTCCTTCACAATCCATCTCCATCATCATCGTTTGTAATCTTATACTTTTTATTTACTCTTACTGATTCATAGATGTCATCTTCTTCCTCATCATAAAAGACTTCATCATAATCATTAATATAAGGTGCAATCTCCTCATATTGCTGTTCTTGTTGTTTATAAGAATCTATATCAGAATACACTTCAGATTTAAGACAATCCACAAGAGACTCAAGGTTTCTTATAATAAGTTTAAGCTTTTCTTTATCCATTAAAATCAAACCTCACAAAGGTAATTATACATAAAAAAAGAGAGGGAGTCAAGTCCCTCTCTGCGATCACAT